GCGGTTGGCAGCTCCACATGAGGGGGGTTGTTTGAGCCGCGGTATCAGCGGTGGTTTGTCTGGTAACCCACTTGACCTATTGATCGTTGATGATCCAACCGCTGACATTGATGAAGGACGTTCAGAGATCCACCAGAAAAAGCTGGAAAACTGGTTTGATTCGGTTGCCATTCCCCGTTTAAGTGAGTGGGGTGCCTGCATCATTGACCATACACGATGGGACCCCAATGACTTAATCGGGCAGATCTTGAAAAGAATGGCCACGGGGGACCCCAATATTGATCAATGGAAGGTTATTTACCTCCCGGTAATGGCTTTGGAAGAAGATAAGTACCCAGAAACCGAAGAGGAGTTCAAGAATAACCTTTCTCAAGGTTTTTACCTTCCAATGAGATCAGAGGGCGACGCACTAAAACGTAAACCAGGCCAGGTGCTTTGGCCATGGCGATACAGCCAGGCGTACATCGAAAAAACAAAAGCAACCATCGAGGCTAAAAGCCCCTACACCTTTGCCTCTGTTTATCAGCAACTTCCAAGACCTTTTACGGGCGGTTTGTTTGATGAAGTTGATATCAAACTCATTGAAGAGGCTGAAGTTGATTGGACCTGGAATTGGGTCTGCTATATCGATGTTGCGCTTGGAAGAAATAAGCGCAGCGACTTCAATTCAGCCTTGATTGAAGCCTTGACACCAGCTGGTGACATAGTGGCCAGAGACCTTTTGCGTGTAAGGGAACTCAAAGAGTTTTTGAAACAGCTCAAGGTCAAGATGCTTTTTGAAAGAAATAAAAAGGTTATTTGGGGGCTGGAGGACGTTGCATTTCAGAGCCTCGCATTTCAAAATTTTTGGAATGATCCCAAACTGGCAAATGTAAAGATGATGAATTTTGCCGTTCCTGAAGGCTCAAAGGTTGATCGAGCAACCAATTTAAGCTTGAGAGCCAAAGAGGGTCATTTCAAACTGGTGAAAGGAACAAACCATCATGAAGTTGTTCGACAGTTGATGGAGTTTCCATTTGCGGCTCATGACGATATTGTGGATTCCGCGAGTGGAGGTCCTTTCATGATCGCTGAATTGACAAAAACAAAACATCTTGAGGCGAAAATATTATGAATTTGATTGCGCAATTCAAATCTTGGTCAGAACGAAACGTGCAAAAAGCCGGACAGGTGTTTTCGTTCATTCAAAAATTCCTTACCGTGTCCTGGATGGATACGGATTTTCGGACCCTTATTGATAAGGGTTATAAGGCATCGTCTGCAGTTTCAAACTGTGTGAGAGCGCTGGCGTTTTCCTTCCCTGAACCGCAATTAATTGCATATAAAGAAACAAAAGAGGGCGAGCAACCGGTTGGGGCAAATGATCCACTGCAAAAGTTGATAAGGCACCCAAACCCGGATATGGGTGAAGCAGAATTTATGCAGTTTTTGGTGACTTATTGCTCTTGCGGCGGGAATGTTTACATTTGGAAAGAACGCTCAAAAAATGGAAAGGTTCTTTACCTTTGGCCATTTTCTGACAAGGATGTGAAACCAGTGCCAGGCGAAAACCCTCTTGAGGGATTTGTGGCTGGTTATGAGTTTTATTGCGGTGATGGCGGCGAGCCCATTTATTTATCAAAAAACGATGTGATCCACTGGAAGTGGATGGTTGACCCGGAACAGCCCTGGAAGGGTATTGGCGCCATTGAATTTGCGGCAAGGGATATCCAGAACGATACCGAATCAAGCCGTTACACCTATGCCATGTTCAAAAACAATGCTGTGCCTCCGATCGCGGTTACCACTCCCGAAGGGGATGAACTGGATGATGCTACGGTCAAACGCCTGCAAAAGCAGTGGTTGAAACGCTACGGCGGAGATAACCAGGGCGTACCTGCTTTTTTGCAAGGCGGGATGACGATTCAAAAGCTCGGCATGAATATGCAGGAATTGAATCTTTCTGAGCTCAAGAATGTGCCAGAATCACGGATCTGTGGCGCGTTTGGGGTGCCTCCATCCATTGCGTTGTTATATGTGGGTTTGAAGCGGTCCGATTATGGCGACGGCATGGCCAGAAAGAGCTACACCGAGACCACTTTGGTTGCTTTATGGCGCAATTGCGCATCCGAGCTGACCTCATCCCTTTCGGATGAGTTTGGCGGCGGGTATGTGCTGCAATATGCACTTAACCAGGTGAAAGCACTGGCCGAGAACGTCAATGAACTTTGGACAAGGTTACTGAGTGCGTTGGATAAAGCTGCCATCACTAGAGCTGAATTCAAAAGGGCTGTTGGACTTAAGGTGCTTCCAAGCGATAACGTGTACCGAACATCGATGATCAATGGATGGGAGCCTGCAGGCGAAGCACCGAGCAACCCGAACGTGGCGATTGAGGGCGGCAGTGGTAAGAGCAATGCCAATATGAAGGGGATTCCCGAAAAAACTGGGACACGTGCCGCGCCCGAAAAGCACTGGCTCGCAACCAAGAGCAATGGTCCTGATGAGTCAAAGAGTGCCAATGCAGTATATGGTCGGGCGCTGCAGCGGATCAGGGCAACGATGTGGCCAAATATGTCGAAGGATTTGGATGGATATTTTGCGACTTTATCTGATCGGGTGGTAAGCCGAGCGGGTAAAGCGTTGCAAGGCATGAGCGAACGCAAGGAAGGTCTTCCTCAGATTGATGATCTTCTCACTCAAAAAGATGCGGAAGATCTGAATAAGATGCTTAAGAAGTGGTTTGTGGCAATAGCCCAGGCAAGTTGGGAAACGATCAACATGAGCATGGGTGTGGATATCGCTTTTGATATGACAGACCCGGCAATAACCAAAATGTTAGCCACTGCTGGCGGGGATGTAAAAGATATCGTTGAAACAACACGCAACGCTTTGCAGGAAGCGCTGAAATATGGCAATGAAAATGGTTGGTCCATTCAGCAATTGGTCAAGGGGGATGAAAACCAGGCTGGGATACAGGCAATCGTGGATGAAACCTACAAGGGGAGATCCACCACGATTGCCAGAACCGAGATGGGCAATGCACAGAATGCTGTCAGTTCTGAGCGTTACAAGAGCAACGGCGTCAAGCTGGTTGGGATCCTGGATAACGGTGACTCTGATGATGACGACGAATGCAAGGTTGCCAATGGCCAGGTGTGGACCATTGATTATTTTGAAAGCAATCGTCTTGAGCATCCGAACTGCACCAGGTGCTCATATCCCATTTTTGATGATGTAACACCCGATCAGTCATAAGGAAGGCTTGAGGAGAATTATGCATAAATCCAAACAGGAAAATCCAGAATTTGAGTCAAAAGGCATCAGCGTAAAAGTTGATGAAACCGGCAAAGTATCTGCTGTCATCGCCCAATTGGGGGTTGAGGACCATGATGGCGATATTGTAGAAGCAACCGCATTTAAGAATGGTCAGGAAGTGGCCATGGTTTGGAGCCATGATTGGAGCCAGCCGGTTGGCAAAGGCGTGATCAAAACGACGCTCACAGAGGCAATCTTTGAAGGTCAATTCTTCATGGATACAGATGCCGGTTTGGAAGCTTATAAAACCGTCAAGGCGATGGGTGATCTGCAGGAATGGAGCTGGGGATTTCATACCGTCAAATCGCAGTGGGAAGAAATCGGGGGTGATCACTGGGTGCGCCATTTATTGGCCACCGAAGTTTATGAAGTTTCTCCGGTGCTTAAGGGCGCCGGTATAGGAACGAGAACGCTGGCAATCAAATCTCGACAGACGCTCGAAGATCAAATCAAATCTATCGTTGAGGCTGTGGACTTGCTGGGGGAGCGCGTGCGCTCACTCAAAGGGCTGCGGGAGGATGAAGGACGCGGGATGAGCAACGAGCGGATGAATGAGGTCAAAGAATTGGCCAGAAAACTCAGGGATGCGGCGGAAACGCTCGAGAAATCAATTGTGACCGAATCTTCATCTTCTGAAATTGACATAAGAAAAGAATTTCTTAAATTCCAACACTTCAAATTGCACCAAATTGGTGCGGGAAAGGGTAATGATAATGGCAACTAAATTACAAGAAAAGCAAGGGGAACTGGAAGCCAAAGCAAAGGCTTTGCATGAGATCTTCGAGAAATACCCCGACATGAATATGCCGGAGGATGTGGCAAAATCGATCAAACCCATGAACGATGAGCTGACCGATCTTGGCAAAGAAGTTGACAGCCTCAAGGCGCTTGAGCAAATCTCACGAAATGCCCAACAGATCCTTGAAGATGGTGGATCTCGCCAGCCAAGCAGCATGTCATGGCAAAAAGGTCAAAACCAGGCAGGTGAACGTGAAGTCAAAAGCCTTGGCGATCGCATTGTTGAAAGCAAGGCTTTCAAAGAATATCAAAAAGGATCGGGCCAGGGGCCAGCCGATGAGATCGAAGCCAAAGAATTGTTTGAACGCAAAACCGTGTTTGACTCTTCAACCGGTTTTGCTCCTCAGGCAGTTCGCACTGGCGTCGTGGTGGATTATGCCCTTCAGAGACCGATGGTCACTGATCTCATCCCTGTGGGTGAGACCAATCAGAATGCCATCGTCTACATGGAAGAGACCACCAGCACAAACAACGCTGCCGAAACAGCCGAGAAAAGCGATTCACCTGAATCCGCTTTGGCTTTCACCCAGAAAGACAGCTCGGTTCGCGACATCCGCACTTATCTGCCGGTGACCGAAATTGCCCTGGAAGATGCCCCCGGAATGGCCTCCATTATCAACAACCGCCTTGGGTTGTTTATCCGTATGCGCCGTGAAACCCAGATCATCAGCGGTGATGGCAACGCACCCAACCTGCGTGGTTTGATGAACATCGTCGGCAAACAAACCCAGGCCAAGGGCGCAGACCCCACTCCGGATGCATTCTATAAAGCCATGACCCTGGTCATGACCGGATCCTATCTGGATCCCTCGGGCATTGTGATTCACCCGTCTGATTGGGAGCCTATTCGTCTTTTGCGCACCAATGACGGCGTTTATATCTGGGGCAGCCCCTCAGAGGCTGGACCAGAACGCATGTGGGGCTTGCCAGTGATCAAAACCACCGCCATGACCCAGAACACCGGTCTGGTGGCTGCATTTGACACTGCCATGCAGTTGTTCTTCAAGAAGATGATCAACATCCAGATCAGCAACAGCCACAGCGATTATTTCATCAAGGGTCAGTTGGCTGTACGCGCCAATGAACGTGTGGCGCTGGTTGTTTATCGCCCAGCCGCTATTTGTACGGTGACTGGAATATAGGATTGGTAATCAGTAATTAGGGATTAGTGATCAGGAAAACCAAAAAGCAACCTTGGCAAGGGGTTGACCCTTGTCAAGGTTAGAAAGAAGGAATCATGGGTGAAATTGAAGGTGGTTTGGGGCCCTACGTTAATGCAGGGGTGCCGGTAAACGGTACAGATGAAGTGCAGACGATCACGCCATCCGCGGTGCCTGCCAGTGGAACCTTTATGCTCCAGTTTGAAGGTTTCAAAACCGCTTCACTGGCTTATAACGTGAGCGCTGCAGCCATGCAGACGGCATTGAATGCGATCAGTTCCATCGGGACAGGCGGCGTTGCTGTCTCACTTGATGGAGGGACCGGCGTTTATACAATCACATTCAGTGGCTCCAATCTGGCAAAACGCGCTCAATCAATGATAAGTGTTGTGAACAACACCGTTTTGGATTCAGGTGAAGCTGCCGTGACCTTGACTGTGGCTGAAGGCACCGCTGGAGTGAGCGGAACAGCTCTTGGCGCCGGTGCGGGTGCGTTGTTGATCGATACGACCAATAAAACACTTTATCAAAACACCGGCACTGCTGCGGCACCTACCTGGAGTTTGATTGCTTCGGGTATCACTGTTGGATCTGCGGTGGTGAATGCTCTGGTGAAGGGTGTAGCTGCTGGCTATAAGCTTGCCCGTGGTGTGGCCACTATCGATGCTGATTCAAAGGATGTTGTCACTGGCCTGACCACCGTGGTTGCAGCAGTTTGCAGTATGGTTGGAGACCCGAGCATGACTCACATGAGTTCATCTGTGACGGTTGGGAACCAAACTGGCGCACCGGCAGCCGGATCGATCAGGATCAAGAGTTGGAAGCCGACCGCGGCCAATGACTGCACACCTATCGCAGCGACAAGTCCGTTTGCGAATGTGAGCTGGATCGCGATCGGAACATAATCTCTCGCAAAGTCGCAAAGAACGCAAAGAATTCTCTTAGATGGGGCACAGCGTGCTGTGCCCCTACGGAAAGGAAAATGACATGACCTACAAAGTTACAGAACGGTTATATCGGTCTCGGGATGGGAAAAAGGTTGTGCTTGAGAAAGATGTGAGGGCACTCACTTTGATCGCCACACCTGGTGACGAATTGCCAGAAAAACCAACCATTGAAAAGTTGGATACAGGTCAGCCGGAACAAAAGGCTGTCAAATCTGCTGAAGATAAGAAACTGAAGCAAGGTGAGGATAAAGGGGTAAAACAACCCGCTTTGACCCCAGAACCCCCACCTCCTGACGATCCAGACCACAACGGGGAATAATCATGACCCCTTTGTTGACCGCTGCCGAATGCCGTGTGCTTGTGCGCACATCCATGTCTGATGACGATCTTGATGCTGTGATTGCCAGAATAGAAAGACTGATCACCAAGCGAATTGGTGCACCTCAAAATGATGAAAACTCAGTGACTATCACAGAAACAGTTGAAGGTGAAGGCGAGCACATTTTTGTGAAGACACGATTCTCTGAAATCGTTTCGATCACTGAGGACGGCGCCAGCGTGGATGCGGACGATTATCGCGCCTGGGGCGACTCTGGGATGGTTGAACGCCTGCCTGAAGGTTATCAGTGGGATGATGTTTGCGTGGTCACTTATAAGCCCGTTGACCAGCGAGATGAGCGCAAGGAAGCCACGATCAACCTGGTAAGGCTATACCTCGAGCGGACGGCAATGGTCAGCGAGAATGTGGCTGGTGAATATTCGTTTGATGCGCCGGATTGGGATAAAGCCATCAAGCGCGAACTCAAGAATCTTTGTTTTACCGGAGGCTAAATGAGCCTTGAAGCGCATATGATCCATTACTGCAAGATCGAACGAACCATCGTTGAGGATGAAAATCCTCTGGGTGGGCCGGGAACGCCTACTGTTGTAACAGTTTATGAAGGTATCTGCAGGTTGGTTGAAAAGGCGCAACGGGTCAAGAATGATGAAACTGCAGCCTGGGAAGTGATCACTGTTTACAAACTAATGCTGCCGCCTGGGTTGATGCTGCAAGATCGCGACAAAGTGGTTAATGTCACACTAGAAGACGGCAAGGTGCTTGAAAATTCTTTTTCAGTGACCCAAAGAATGACTAGGCGTGGATTGACCGCCAAGTTTATGAGCGTTGATTTGGAGAAAGTGTTATGAGCAAACTCTACCGCATGAAGTGGCTGGGTGACAAAGTAATCAAGTTGGCTGAGAATAAGTTATGCGAGATCCTTGGCGAATATGCTTTGATTGCCGAGGGAGAATCAAAAAAAGAACTGCACAAGGGGCACGGTGTAAAAACCGGTTATTTACGCAGGTCTATTCATGCGGCGGATGCGGACTATGCCTTTTCTAAGGATGACACTGGACCTGAAGGAAGCTCACCTGAGCGCGGCGGTTTGAAGATCAAAGCCAAAAAAGTTGGGAACAAATTTATTGTGCGACTTGGATCCGGTTTAGTTTACGCAATGGCTATCCACCAGGGTTGGAACTGGCAGCCGGGCGGATTAATTGGTACATTTTCCGGGTATCACTATTTGACCAATGGCGTTGAAAAGGCCAAGGCCAAAAAGAGTCAAATTATTGCAAGACACCAGGTGAAAGCATGATCAATGGACTTGAAGCAACCATCCAACTGTTGAAGGCCAGCGGCTTATCTGTTGATCAGATTGCCAGCAAGCACCGATATGGTGAAAGTGGCGTTGGTGTTTGGAAACCGGGTTCAAGGTCAATTGTGATCAGACAGGATGGAGGTGATCCAAATCTCTATATTGAGGCGCAGACGATCAGGATTGAGGTGAGGTTCTTTGCCTCAAGCGATTATCTAGCGCTTGAATTGGCCAACGAGTTATATGAGCTGACCAAATCAATTGAAAGGGTTGAGCAACTGGTAAATGGTGGCACAGCGTTGATTTATTCGCTCTTACCAACCTCTGGACAATCTCAATTGTTTGATCAAGATTTGAAAATGGATTTTGTGCTTCAGTTTTATAACGTGCAAGTTTCTGAAAAATCAGTTTAAAAAAATGAGCGTGTTCGCTCAGGAGCATATTTATGTCAAATATTACATTAACAGTTCAAAAGATTGTGAAGACAGGCCTTTCAGTGGTGAGAACCGCGTCGGGCTCTTCTCCGCTTTTGAATACTTCGGATAACTTTCAGTTCATTAACACCGGTAAGGAAAGTGTCCACTTTGTGAAAACAGGAGCCGGTTCCTGCAATGCGATCTTCAAAACGCCTGGCAAGGTGGATGGCCTTGACATCGCAGAACGCACGGTTGTCATCCCTGCTACCACCGGAGATGTTGAAATTGGACCCTTTGACCCGGCGATCTACAACACACCTGGTACCAATTTGCTTGAGGGTTTCACTGTCAGCGAAGTCACTGGTTTGAGTGTGGCAGTCAAACAACTTAAATAAGATGTTGCTGCGGTTTGCAGCAGAAAGTGAATTTTCATGCAACCTTATGAATTGATCACCGGAGTTGGACGTTTGTATATAGCACCTGTTGGTACGGCCTTCCCGGATTTGGATGATACACCGGGTGCTGCCTGGCGCGATATGGGGCCGACTGAAGACGGTGTTTCAGTCAATCTGGATCAAAAGATTGATGAGCATCGGGTAGACCAGGAAACTGGTCCGATCGAAGCTACCAGATCTGAAGAAAATCTGACCATAGAAACCACACTTCCCTCTGCCACTTTGGAAAATCTGGCAGATGTGCTTGGCGGCACGGTTGAAGACACGGCACCTGGCGCCGGTTTGATCGGCACCAGAGAGGTTCCGTTGTACCGCGGGAAAACCGTCAAGAAATTCTCATTGCTCTTCAGAGGTGAAACCGCTTCATCTTACGGTGAAGGGATGCCCGGTCAATATGAAATCCCACGTGGTTATTTTGGCGGAACAACCGGATTGAAAGACACCAAAGATGGCCACAGAGCGATCGGTGTGGAGTTCCACGCTTTGGTTGACCCTTCAGCCAGTTCAGACGGTGAGAAATTTGGCCGACTGATCATGCAGGACGCCGAGGCGACCTCATGACAAATGATCATGTTCTTGACCTTGATGAGCTCTTTGGGCGCGATAACCCCGTCACCGTCAAGCATGGCGGAAAGTCTTACGACCTGGTGAGGCCTTCGGGCCTCACTCCGTCACAGTATTCTGGGTGGCTGGCGCTCGAATCTCGAATGGAAGATTTCAAGAAATTGGGATCTGAAATGACTGAGCAACAATCCGCTGAAATGGAAAAAACGGTGATGGAGATCATCACCCTTTTGAATCCACGACTGGCCAAGGAAGAACTGGGATTTGTGAAAGCCATGCGAATTGTGCAGTTCTATTTTGAAACGGTCTTCCCTGATCTCGTGGAAAAGGCCAAAGGCAACCCAAAAAAAGCGACTGGGGCAGCGTCTTTGCAGACCTAAGCGCGGTTTACGGTCTGCCCCTTTCTGAAATTTGGAACCACATGCCGATGGCATCGATCGAGTCTTATTACGAAAAGGTGCCCGCCAAAATTGCACAACAGAAATTGATCATGGCTGAAGCGGTAATGGTGGCTTTTTCAAAAGATGCATCAAAGATCATGAAAAGTTGGGAACGTCTGGCTTACGGCGATGCCGCAAAGCCAAAACCTGCAAGCGCTGGCGAATTGAAGCTTCTCGGAATAGGAGTAAAGCATGTCGGGAAAACCAAGTCTGGGTGAGGCTGTATTAGATCTCACCGGAGATGATAGCAAACTTCAAAAAACAACCAAAGGCGCAAAGCTCAATGTTGAAAAAATCTTGGGTGGCTTAGGCACTGGCATGAAGGCGTTGGGTGTTGGGATTGCAGCCACTTCCGCGGCAGTAGCAACGCTTGGGGCAGGTATCTTTGCAATGGCCACAAAAGCAGCCAATGGTGCGGATGAAATTATGAAGATGGCCAGCACCTACAGCCTGACCACTGACAAGATACAAGAGCTGAAATATGCGGCTGAGCTGGTGGATGTTCCCCTGGATACGATGACCGGTTCCTTCTCGCGATTGAACATGGCGTTAGGTGCGGCTAAGGACCCCACCAGCGAACAGGCAAAGCTTTTTGCGCAACTCGGAGTTTCGGTTCTGGATGCATCCGGTCAGATGAGAACGACTAACGACGTCTGGCTGGATACGATTGATGCGCTGGGCGGGGTGCAAAACCAAACGGACCGGGACATTATCAGCCTGAAGCTGTTTGGACGTTCGGCTGCAGATTTGAATCCGTTAATTGCGGCAGGATCTGCAGCTCTGGCAAAGTTTGGGCTTGAAGCGCATACCACCGGTAATGTAATCGACACAGATTTGTTGGAGGCGGCGGCAAAATTGGATGATGCGCTCGAGCGGATAAAATCCACGGCTGGATCTGTGGTGATGAAATTGGGGGCAGAATTTGCACCAGGAATTGAAGCGTTCGTGAATGTGGTGAGCGGATATCTGACCCGGTTTTCAAACTTGATCGGGGATGAATCGTTGACCACCGAACAAAAAATATCAGCAGGCGGCGCACTGATTGCCACCATATTGGTGGATATTCGGGACAGTCTTCCACAACTCTTGGAATCTGGTCTTGGGATCATGAAATCACTAATAACCGGTGTGGTACAGGCCATCCCGGTGATGATTCCGGTCTTGATAGATGCAATCATGGGCATCACAGATTTCTTGATCGAAATGCTGCCAATGGCACTCGATGCGCTGATTAAAGTTGTGGTGCTGGCATTTGAGGGAATTGCAGAGGCGCTGCCTGAATTACTACCAAAATTGGTGAAGTTAATCATGGATTTACTGATCACGTTGATCCAGGCGACACCTTTGATTCTCAAAGCCGGGCTAGAAATGATCGTGGGATTGGTCAAAGGTTTGGTAGATTCAATCCCCGTGCTGGTGGAAGCCATCCCTGAGGTGATCATGGCGATCGTGGATGCCACGATTGATATGCTTCCAGAGATCATTTTGGCAGCTGTTGAAATCGTGATGGCGCTGGTATTCGGGATTGTGGAAAACATTCCGTTGATCGTGGCGACCATCCCAAAAATCATCAAGGCGATGATCGACAAGTTCAAAAGCCCTGAGTTCAAAAAACAGATGTCAGATATGGGCAAGGAACTGGTGGAAGGATTGAAAGAAGGATGGACTAACGCCTGGGAAAACTTCAAGGATATGGTGGTGAAAAACTTCAAGGAAAGCGTGCAAGCCATCAAGGATCTGTTGGGGATTGCAAGCCCATCCACCGTATTTGCAGGGATTGGAGACAACCTAATGCAGGGGTTGACGATCGGGATTAATCGAAGCGCACAAATGCCAGTAATGGCCACTACCCAGGTTGCAGGGGCACTTTCACAATCGTCTGTGACCAACAATTACAACCTGGCCGCCAATTATAAATACCAATCTGAATCAACTTTAATTGACCAGGTGAAAATGTTGCAGCTTTTGGGAGGTCATTGATGTATTCGTGGATTGTTGACGGTGTAGAAACTAACCTGGATGATGGTGTTTTATGTTATTTAGTTGGCAGCGACGGTCTTGGTATGATGCCATTTCATCGGATTGCTGACCGAGGGCCACTTCAACATGGTGATACTGATCGGGGATATCGATATGATCCACGAATGATCAATCTCGCATTGCAAATTTTTGCTGAAGATATCTCTTCTTTTTGGGCAAAACGCAATACTCTTTTAAGAATGTTTACCCCTAATTCAAACAGGGGAATTTTTAAGTGGGAGTTAGGAAGTGATATTCGGCAGATTGAGGCAATACCCTATGATGGGTTGACATTTTCAAGTAAAGACGCATCTGGTTTATCACAAAAGACTGGAATAATTTTGAAATGCAACGACCCGGCATGGTATGACCCTGCAGCAAAATCAGTTGAATTATTGTCCAGCGGTGGAGGCGGGGCCAGCGGCGGTGCGGTTCCTACGGCGGTTCCAACTTCTGTTGGAAGCTCTGGTGTGAACGCTTCTGTCGCGATCAATTATGAAGGCAATGTCGATTCATATCCATTTTTGGTAAGAATTACCGGGCCAATTACCAGCCCGATCATCACCAATTTGGTTACAAATGAAAAAATCGATTTCAGCGGGTACACCATCGCGGATGGTGACCATTATGACCTTGATTTGCGATTTGGCCAAAAAACAGTTGTCAACAGTTCAGGAACGAATAAAAGTTCTGAAGTCGCTTCAAGCTCTGATTTAACCACCTTCAGAATAATCGCAAGCCCCGATGCTGCAGACGGCGTGAACTCTATCCAGCTTACTGGAAGTGCCGTTGGCGCCAACACGAGGCTTGATATTTCTTACTACAATCGATTCTCAGGAATTTAGGAGGCAATAATGACAGAAAAATCATTGTTTTGGACGACTGGAGGCTCTGGAGATGGCGCCAGCACCTATACCCGGGCAGATTGGAGCAAGGCTCTCAAGATTGCGGGTGCCTGCCGGTCTTTTGAAGGTGTGGCTCCTAATTTCTTGAATGAGTTGGTGGGCAGTGTTCCGTCAGCTAATACAGCCAGGATCGGCACAGGCGGCGCTTTGGTAGATGGAAAGCCCTATGAAAACTCAGCGCCGGTGGATGTGACTATTCCATCAGCCGTTGGGGCAGGAAACACGAGGATTGATCGAATCGTGCTGAGGGCCAATTGGACTGCGCAAACCGTGAGAATTACACGCATTCCGGGTTCGGATGCCGTCAGCCCAACGGCGCCGGTGATTACCCAAACCAGCGAGACCACATACGACATAATGCTTTACCAGGCTCTGGTGACAACTGCGGGTGTAGTGACATTGACAGATGAGCGGGTCATGGCTGATTTGGCTGCAGGGGATGTTTCAAGCACCATGATCGCTGATGGTGCAGTGATAACAGCAAAAATTCCCGATGCCTCGATTCCAAATAGCAAATTATCTGAAGGGTCTATGCCTTACGGTGTGCAAGTCACAAATTCTGGCGCATTGACTATTCCAGCCAGTGCAGTGGCTTATACAGTTCCATTTAATTCCGAGGTATTTGACGATGACACAATGCACGACAACTCCACAAACAACACCAGGTTGACATGCAAGCGTGCAGGAAGGTATTTTGTCACGATAAACATCCAAGGCGGTTTAGGCTCTGGAGGTACTTATGTAATGGCCAGAATCACAAAAAATGGCACTTCAAATGTGATTGGTCAAGTAACGCAAGGGCCTTCAGGGTACATCTTGTCTACATCTTATTTTGAATTAGCTTTGAATGATTATTTGGAATTGGTCGTTGCACAGAACGGAACCGGAACTGGAAATGTAAACTCAGGGGCGGCACTTTTTTCAATGGCTTACGACGGTTAATGATGGATCCTGAATTCAGACTTGACCTTTTCACTTATACCGGCGAGAAATTTGCAGAAATCAGCGATTTTCTCGAATTGGCGGCTACGACTGTTGTTAATACACCTGGAGTATTAAAAGCTGTGCTTCCTGGAAATCACGCAGCGCTGGCAAACCTCCAAAATAACAGCCAGGTAGAGCTTTTTTACAAATATTCGGGAGGTGTTTGGACGCGATTTTTTGGTGGTATCTATCGCGCGCAAGATCAAAAACAACCGAATGAGCCGTATTTTACTCTCACAGCCAAGGGCTATTTATGGCTCCTGTCAACAAGAATTGTGGCATACGCGGCCAATGTAGCCAATAAATCATATTTTTCGGCGGTAAAAGCTGAAACAATTATGAAAACATTGGTGACTTACAATCTCACGGCGTCGGCAACCACGGCGAATGGAAGGGTAAGAAATGGAACAAATTGGCCAGCAACGCTGATCAGTGTAGCCTTAGATGCGGCGGGCGGAACAACTCAAGATTGGTACTGTGCGCAAGAGGTTGTTTTAGACTCACTTGAAAAATTGGCCAAGATTGCGGGTGGTGACTTTGATCTCGTAAAGACAGCAGCAAATACCTTTGAATTCAGATTTTATGCTGGCCAGGTTGGCACAAATCGCACCTCTTCCATTACTTTTTCTCTTGGCCATGGAAATATGGGAAATCCAAATTACTCTTACGACCGCACACGCGAAGCGACAGTGGGCATCGTTGGCGGACAGGGTGAAGACAGCTCGAGAGAATTTGCAGTAAGAACCGGGGTTGATTATTCGTCAGCCAACGATATTGAGATATTCGTGCCAGCAACAGATGTGGCAGCAGGAAACACCGCGGGATTAAACACGGCAGGGGACTCTGTTTTGGAAGAAAAGCGATCAAAAGAAGTTTTCTCGTTTGATGTCATCCAAACTAAAAACTCACGTTTTGGGGCGGATTACTTCTTGGGGGACCTGGTCACCGCGATTAATCCATATACCAAAGCGAGCGTTACCCAAAAGGTTGTTTCTGCAAGTTTGAGTATTTTGAAATCCGGTGAAGGAAACTTCTCGGTAGAAATGGCTACACCATGATTTCAAACGTGTTTGAGGATTTAGCATCAAGGATCAAGCAATTGGCCGAACGGGTTGCCAAAATTGAGAGATTAGATAGGCCGAGCGGTGGATCTACTTATACGCTGCCAACTGCAACTGCCTCAGTGTTAGGCGGGGTGAAGGTAGGATCAAGGTTATCAATCGCAAGCGGGGTTCTCAGTGCAGATGTGCAGGGCGGTGGAGCTGTGATCAGAAATACAAAAGGCGGATTGACCATAGCAGCCGGGACTTCATTCGTTGTGTCAGATGATTTCGAAGTGTTGAATGGTGAAGAGCTGGCAATCGAAAGCGACGGATTCATGGAGGTTTTATGAGCAAAATTACATTATCAAAGGTTGCTGCACCCGGCACACCGGCAGCCGGAAAAATCGTTTTGTATTTTAAGAGCGATGGTCTTCTCTATAAAAAAGATGAGACTGGAACAGAAACTGCGGTTGGCGGCTCTGGTGGTGGCGATTTTAGCGGCCCTGCCTCGTCTGTGGATGGCCATGTTGTTCTATTCAACGGCGCGACAGGAAAGTTGGGGAAGTCGGCAGGGGCAGCGCTGCCGGTGAAAGCATCAGCCGCCGAGATCACGACTGGAACAGATGATGCCAAGTTCGCGACCGCCAAAGCGATCAAAGATGCAGGGATCGTGGCTACACCGGTCAAGGCAAGTGCTGCGGAGGTGCTTGCGGGAACCGATGACGCAAAATTCTTGACGCCATTATCGGCAAAAGGAATCCCGTCGATATACCCGGATTCAACGCCTGATGCAGATGTCACAGCTCATGGTGAAATAGCTGTGTTTAATGCCAATGAGGCTCAAGCCTTTGGGGATGCAGTTTATATCGATGCGGATGGTCAAGCGCATATTGGAGATGCAGATGCAATTGCCTCATCAATCATTGTAGCGGTGGCTATTGCCACAATCAGCCTAAACGCAGATGGTCAATATTTGTTGCGTGGATTTCTACGCAAAGATGCCTGGGCGTGGACTGTTGGTGGATTGATTTATTTGTCTACCACCGGCACAACAGGTAATACGATGACACAAACGGCCCCGAGCGGCACGGATGACTGTATTGTGATCTTGGGCGTGGCAACGCATGCCGACCGAATGTATTTCAATCCGCAGCTCGTGATTGTGGAGCACACATAAAATGGCAGTTGATGATAGTAATACCAAAATATTACTTCACGGTGATGGTGCTGACGGCTCGCCAACCATCACTGATGAAAGTGGTAAGACATGGACTGTGTATGGAAATACGCAAATTGATACTGCGCAGTCTGTTTTTGGAGGTGCATCAATAAAGTTTGATGGTACGGGTGATTATATTCAGACCCCATACCATGCTGATTTTGATCTTGGGGCAGACCCATGCTCAGGTGATTTACGTGTCATGTTTGCGGCACAACCCGCAACAAATGACGCATCTGCTTTGTATGTCATTGGTAGGGAGGCGGCCAATAATGATAATGTAATTTCGTTACGATATTATGATGAGAGCGGAACAAAAAAATTAGGGTTTCAAGCAAGGGTTGGTAATGTAACGAAAGCTAATTATTATTTCAATTGGTCGGCAACACTTAACCAGTGGTATCACATTGAATGGGATCGAGATGGTTCAAATTTCTATATTTTTATTGATGGAGTCTCTCAGTCTTTGACTGTAGGCACAGCGATTGGCACTAATTCGATTACCTTGGCTGCAAATTTACCCTGCACCATAGGTCGATATGGAAATTATGACGGGTATTATTTCAACGGCTGGATAGATGAAGATAGAGCTTTGTCGAAGGGTGTTGCAAGGCATACAGCAAACTTCACGCCTCCAACCAGTGCTTATTCAGCAGCTTCATCAGCAATAAAAAAGGTTACAGGTCAAGCTTACGCCTCAATAAAGAAAATATGTGGCGTGGCAATCGCTTCCATCAAAAAGGTTGCTGGGGTTCAATAAGGAGAAATAATGGGACTCAAATATAGTTCTTTCGCAATTCGCGGTACCGATATAAGCCAGTTCAACGGGCTGATCGATTGGTCAAAATTTACCAGTGTGACACACCATATCTGCGGCATCCGCATGGGTTTCGGGATTGTCGCTGATGAACAGGCAGAGGCCAATTGGAAAGCCGCAAAGTATAAATGCAACCGCATGCCCTATTGGTATATGGATTACTATTCAAACCACATGGCCGGAAGTGCGGTGAATGGTTTGAGTGATACAGAGTGGGGCAGGCGCCAGGCTGAAAAGGCGTGGGCGATGCTCAAAGGCGATATGGAAGGCATCATGTGGCTGGATATTGAGAATGGAAATCCGCGGTATGCTGATCCGCTCTCGAAGGTGAGATCTCGCGCGCTGGCCATTGCCAAGGCTTTCTTAATCCGCTGGAAGGAATTGAGCGGCAAGAATGCAGGCATTTATTGCTCTTTGGGTTTGCTGAGTTGGTTTGACGCCTGGTTCAAAACCTTCCAATTGTGGTGTGCCTGGTATAACGAGAGCCAAACCATTGAAAATGTCAGAAAAGCGGTCAAGGCCGAGGGTTGGGTTGGCGAATTGTTGATCTGGCAATACGCTTCTCATGGCGCGATCAACGGCGATGGTGTTCAACAAGGCTTGAATCTTGGCACCGAAATAAAAGAACTGGATCTGAATGCCTGGTGCGGATCGATCAGTCTTTATTCGCAACTGTGGGGCGGAGCTCCGGTGGTTGTCACGCCTGAGGATGAAACGCCGGTTGAAGATGAGCCAATTGACATCACTGATGAGTTTGTCTCGTATGTTATCGATACGGGGAAGTTGAATATCCGCGCGCTGCCGACCACGAACAGCAAGATTGTGGGGTCATACCTGACCGGGTATCAGGTGAATGTCGAAAAATCTGTGGATCTTGGTATTGGAAGCGTTTCTGGATGGAAGAGAATTCATGACCAGCAAGGTTACCTGGCTATGGATTTTCTGAAGCTAAAAGGGTAAAATCCAATTTATTGGTATTAAGAAGACCTTCGGTAACGAAGGCCTTCTTTTTTATTCAAGGATGTCACGTGGTTCGGATTGCCCACAATCGGCGCACGATGATCCTTTGTCAAAATGAATAAACTGGTCAAGACCGATTTTTTCCAGAATGAGCTTCTTTCCTTTAAAGTAAACTCCATTGCCTTGTTGTTTCATAAAAGCAACCAGGTCCGATCGGGTAATGCGTAAATCGTGTGAGAATGCCGAGGTGACGGTTGCGTCCACGTAATCGATCAATCCACCAGGTTTGAAAACAACATCATTGATCACAAACTTGGTGAGCTCAAAGTTGGTCATGTGATCAGGATATGTTTTGTTTGGATCTGGGGTTGAGTGGTAGACCAT